TATCTCACGATCTTGTTTTATCGTCAACAACTTTTTTTCAAAAAGATGAAAATAATTTAACCGCACTTGAAAAATAAATGTTGACACAAAAACAAAAAAGCAAGACACCCGCAGACCCGCATAAACACTCATTCTTCGGAGGACCGCACACCCGCTTAAACACTGCATCTGCGGGCTTCACAAAAAAATAATTTCAGACGCACCCGCTGCGCCTGTGTTTATGCGGGTCTGCGGGTGTTGCGTTACTCGAACGAATTCGTCTCAGGATTCCAAGTCACGGCCTCGATGTTTCGGCCTGCGGGGGTCGATGGATTGTTCGCTGCGCTGGTCGTGTTCGGGGTCGCCTCGGCGTTGCTTGTGCTGGAGAGGTCTTTGATTTCGGCCTGCACGGAGGTCGTGAAACCGCTGGGGCTGAGGGAGTGCGTGACGGTTTTGATGGTCCACGATTTGTTCATCGCGTCGGGAAATCCGCTCAAAGTTATCAATCCCTCGGCGATGATGTCGGGTCTGCCGGACATGGAGAGGGTGATGGATTCGCTGCCGCGCTCGCTGGATTTGAGGAAGGATTTGGCGGCGTTTTTGGCGGCGGTCTCGTCGGGGTAGAGGTTTGGGGCCTCGTAGTCCGCGCCGCCTTCGCCGTCGAGTTTGAATGCATTGGTTTCGCCTGTCTCTGGATCGTGCCAGCGGGTTGTTGCGCTGCCGTATTTTGTGCGCTGCGAAAATTGTGCGCTGTAGCTGGCGACTTCGCTCTTGGTGATCGTCGGGCCGGGTAGGAGTGCGCCGGTGATGCTTGCGCCGGTGGAGCGGGGCAGGAAGAGGAGACGGCCAAAGGTGGGCTTCATGAGCGCCTCGTAGTCACGGGCGAGGCGCGTGAGGAGGTTCATGTTGCTCTCGTTGGTCTGGTCCAGGTGAGGGATTGTGACCGTGTAGTATTGTGGGGCGATGCCGGGGATGAGGCCGCACTCGGCGGCGATGTTTGTCACCAGTTGGCCCAAGGTGATGTTGTCGAAGCTGCGGGTCTTTCGACTTTGGAAAGGTGAGAATCCGCCCGCCGCTGCGAAGGGGGCGGCTTTGCCTGATAGGCTCATGCGTTCAGGGAAACCGGAGAGCGAAATTTGATCGATGACGAACTGGCCCTTGTCCACCGTGTTGCCCTCGTAGCCTATGGCGATGCTTAAAATTTCGCCCTCGGATGGGATCGGGAGTTTGCCATCGTGGTTGGAGAGTTCGATGGATACCGTATCGGCCTGCTCGGTTGAGTTGTCGGTGATCGTGAGGCTGGCGAGGCGTTGGGCGTAGGTCTTCGTTAGGTCGCCCCCCGTGCCGGTGATGCGAAAATCTGGCTTCATGGCCTACGAGAAAAGGCTGACCGTTTCTTTTGCTTTCGGCGCTTCGATGATGGGCAGGACGATGTAGATGCCGGCGGGTAGGTAGGGGCCTTGTTCAGCCAGGCGAAGCGAGCGATTGACCTCGAGGACGGTTTCAACCTGTTGGCCGTAGGTGCTGCCGTAATGCTTGTGGCAAATTTCGTCCAGCATGTCGCCCTGTTTAGTTTTGTAGACGTTCATCGCAGTGATCCCAAAAGCCCGGAGGCGCTGACATTGAAAGGCCCGATCTTCAGCGTCACCTCGGCGTATTTTTTCAAATTGATTTGAAAGTCGATTTTGCGGGGTTGGCCGTTGCTCCAGAAAACCTCTTGCGCCTCGGTGATGCTTTCGACCACCCATAGGCCGTAATAGTTCCCCGTTCCAGTGACCAACGGTAGGGCAATGCCGAGCGAGGCTTGCACGCGCATTTGCGACATTTGCCCAAGCCCGCCTTTGTATTCGGGCAGGATCGTTCCTTGGAGAGAGATGGTCTCGGAGTCGTAGCCGCAATATTGCATGAGCGGGGCTTGCCCGAATCGTTCGACTTCCTCCCACTTGTATGAGGATTGCCGCTCAAGCTGCTGATATGCGGCAGTCGAAATCGAGAACCGGAAAGCGCCGAGCGCGAGCATGGTGTCGTTGGCCATATTCGTTAGTCGTAGAGTGCGCCACCGGCGAGGGCGGCTTGGCGTCCATCGAGGCGAGCCAGCACGAGGTCGGCCAGCGTGCGCTCGTTCATGCCGGGGCTGGCGGTGATGTTGATGGTGATCGTGCGGTTGTCGTTGCTCACGCTGCCGCCTGCGCGGTGGTTGGGGATGATTGAGCCGGATGCGGAGGGCGAGAAGATTTCGGGGCCGCGCTCTCCGACGAGGTAGTTTTTGCCAGCGGAGACGGGTCCGCCTGCTGCGCGTGCGCCGTCAATCGGTGCGGGTGAGTCGCCGCCGGTAAAGACGCCTTTGATTGAGCTTCCGAGGTTGGCGAATTTTTCACGCACCCATCCGAACCACTCGCCGATTTTGCCTGCGAGGCGGTCGAAGGCTCCTGCGATGCTGTCGTAGATGCTCGTGCCGAGGCCGCTAATGCTGGCCATGGTGCTGGTGACCCATCCGCCGATTGCGCTTCCCATGCTGGCCACGAATCCAATCGTCGCTGCCGATGCCCTACCAAAAGCGCCGATGATGCCGTTGTAAATCGTGAGGCCGAACTGGCCGAAGGCTGTTCCAAAATTAGAAAGCCCCTTCCCCAGGAAACCGAAAAACGCAGCCACCGCCCCATTGGTGCCGTCAAAGGCACCAACGACTACGTTGTAAAAAGACGACGCAAATTCTTTTGTTGCCGCTCCAAAATTTGACAGGCCGGTCCCAAGAAATCCAAAAAACTCTTTTGTTGCCGTCCATGCCTCGTTTATCGCCCATGCGTAGGTGTCCCAGTTGTCTGAGACTTCTTTGACCGCAATGCCGAGTGCGACCACGCCAGCGGCGACAACGGCAACCGTGCCGATGATTGGCAGGAGGGCCGCGCTTCCACCTGCTGCGGCTGCGGCCATGCCCCAGAGTCCTGTCGTGAGTGAAATGACTGCGGGCAGAGCCATGACGATGGAAGCGCCAAGCGAGACGACAGCGGCGATTGCTGGGGCAAAGGCCACGGCGGCGATTCCGACCAGCACGGCTTTCACTCCTCCCAATGATTCAATGAACGGCCAAGCGGCTTTGCCCATTTCGACCAGGCTCTTGGCCATGTCGCGGATTTGCATGCCGATGATGGGGCCGTTGGTTTTCAGCCACCCGCCAAACTCTTGCGCCATCGCTTTGATGTTGGGCGCGTTCTCCCTGACGAACGAACCGAGGGAAACTAAAAGGTCGGTAATCACCGGCAGGATTTCTCGACCGATGATGTTGCGCGCGCCTTCGAGGCTTTTGTTGAGATTCAAAAATTGCTTCCCAAACTCATCGCCCATGCTTTCGTCTGCCTCGCTCAAAAGGTATCCGGCATCTTGGGCGGCTTTCGCGTAATCGTTCAGCCCGTTTTTGCCGAGGTTGAGTAGGTTTGGCGCTTTCCTCCCGGCTTTTCCAAAGGCATCGGTGGCGAGTTTGGCCTTGTTGACGTTTCCGCTGTAATTTTTAAAGGCTTCAGAAATCGTTGCAAACTGCGCTGCGGTGTCCAATTTTTGCAGCTTGCCGATGTCCAGACCAAGCTCGCGGAGGGCTTCGCCGGTCTTGTTCCCTTCCTCTCCCGCATCGACCATGCGGATGTTCATTTCGGAAATCATCTTGTCCACCATCTCGACCGCGACACCGACATCAGCGGCTGCGTATTTGACCGAGAGAAGGAAATTAGTATCCACGCCAAGCGTGTCTGCGGCCTCTGCTGCGGAGTCTGAAAAATCTCCAAACGCTGAACCCAGTTTCCACACGCCTGCGCTGGCTGCGGCGGCGGCTGCGCCGATGGCGACGAATCCGCCTGCGGTGCGTTTAAGGACGGTTTGGAAGTTGTCACCGATGGGCTTGATCTTGCCCCATGAGTCGATGACTTTGCGGGTGGCGTCCGCCTTCCTGCCGAGGCGTTCCATTTCGCCCGAGAGGTCGCCGGTGTTGATCTTGGCTTTCTTCAGTTCCTCGCCAAGTTTTGTGAGCGATTGGCGCTGCGTATCGAGCGATTTGCGAAGGCGCTCCACGCCTGAGGTGTCGCCCGCTTTCATCGCCTGCGTCAGCTTTTTTTGCGTCTCCCCGATTCGCAGTTGCGCGGAGTTGAAACTTTCGAGCTTCTTTTGCTGGGAGGTTAGCTTGGAGAGCGCCGTTCCGAGAATCTTGGTATTGCCCGTGACCGCTGCAAACGACGATTTCAGCGAGCCAGCAACGGCCCCGCCGATTTCGATTGTTGCTTTGTATTTTTTCTCGGTCGCCATTTTTTATTTAGGAAGTTTCCCGCACCAGTCCACAAGCTCCTCGGCGGTCATTGCGCTGATCTCTGCGAGGCTCCATCCGGTATGGCCAGCCAAGGCGAGAGTGCCGCGCATGGCGTCCTCCCGCGTCAGGCTAAAAAACCGGAGAAAGCTTTCTGAAGCTTCTTGTAATCGCCGAGATCGAGGTCGCGGATTTCCACGGGCGTCACCATGCACAGGTTGGCGAAGGTCAGGATTTCCGTCTCCTTGTCGCCGCCGCCTTTGCTCCCCTCCTCGGCTGCGAGGATGTCGCCAACCTTCGGCCTGCGGAGGGTGAGGCGCCGGCATTCGACGCCTTCGATTTTGATCGGAAAATCGAGTTCGATTTCCACGGTGGTTTTTTTGTTGGCCATTGCGCCGGATTAGATGCCGATTGCGTTGCGCTGGGCTGCGAGGCGGTCGGTTCCGTTCACGATGCGAACCATGTTTGGGATGTCGATGTCGTTAATGGTCCGTCCGCCCTGCGTGTATTTGTAGCTACGGAGGTCCATCGTGAAACTGATGGTCGATTTCTCGCCGGCCTTCCACGCGCCGGGTTCCATGGAACGGATCGTGCCGTTCATGTAAACCACCACGGGCGTTACTGAGCCATCGAGGCTTTCGAGAGCGCCACGGGCCACGAGTGGCACGATCTGTCCTTGCCCCATTCCCCAAAGGTTGAGGACATTTTCCTCGTAGCCAGAAAGGACGAAGGAGGCTTCAAGTTTCTCCTGTCCCATTTCGACAGCCACGGAGGCGTCCATGCCACCAGCGCGGAAGTCTTCCACGATGAGGCCGAGGGTCGGAAGTTGCAGCTCGTCGCAGACGCCTGCGAAGCCGCGCCCGTCGACATAGAGGTTGAAGTTTTTGAGGAGGTTCGATGCGGTTGCCATGGTCTTTTTTTAGTTGAGGATTTCGGTGAGATATTCGTTGGTTAGCTCGCCACGGAATGTGATGTGCTCGGCTGGGTAAGGCGGCGTGAAATCGAAATTGAAATAGACTTTGCCGAGCTGGATGTTCGCCGGGGT